GTGTTGCAGTCGTTGTCCCTGCGGCCGTAAAAACACCGACGGGCGCTAGAGTTGTACCAGTAAACGGCCCGAACAAAGGACGTGTATTGACGGTGCTTGAGATGAAGTTCAGATTCTGTCCGGGGTGAGCAATTAACTGAAGAGCATTCCCACCGGTTGAGTCCCAACCAATGTCAAACTGCCACAAGTTATTGGCGTTTGGGGTGAACGATGAACTCAGCGAAAACGGTGTTGGCCCAGTACCAATGGCCGTCACGTTGTTGGTGACCCATTGTTGAATGCCCGCGCTATAGCCCGAGATGATGTAGTTGAGGCCGTTTGAGGCGCTCATGGTAAGACCACGAGAGATGCCTGAAGCGTTCAAAAAGGCGCCGGAGTAGCCACCAATTTTTCTGGGCAAGCCACGCTGGAAACGCACCCACTCACCGTCGACATAGGACGGCGCAGCAAATTGAGTTCCATCCCGCTGTATACCCGGCGGGATTTGTAGGGCTATGACTTTAGATGTCAAAACGAACCCCCGCTGATGCCACTCAATACAGTCAATCCAGTTGAACTGAAGTAAGCCTGCTCAGAGCCGTTGATTGTGATACCCACTTGGTTTGAGTTGGGCAGATACAAACCAGTTGTCAGGTTACCCACAAAGTTCAGCGACGGGTTAGTTGATGATCCCACGCTCAAGGTCAGCGAGGTGACGTTGTTGGACACAGTCGAAACAGCATAGACGTTTGTGCCATCGCACACCATCGCAACGGTTGAGCCATTGGGGATAGTTGTTGTTGCACCACCGCCAACGCTTGTCTTAAAGGTCAGCGTGTATGAACCAGTTGTGTTGTTGGTGATGACATAAAACTGAACCGTGGAAGGAACAACCACGTTTGTGTTTTGGCTCAGGACACCTGAGTATTCTTGCAACGTATAAGAGGCTTGGCTGGATGTCAGCGTAATCGTGGCGCCAGCGCCGGTCACTGAGATTTGTTCTTGCGTGAAAGAGAAGATCGCGCTTTGGCCATAGCCCCAAGAGTTGTATGTTGACGTACCGTCGGACACCAAGGCAAATGACTCACCGATTTGCAACTGGGTTGAATTTGAAATGCCGTCAATCGTGTCCGAACCAGAGGTCTGAACCGTCAAGATACCGGTGCCGTTGTTCTTGACAATGGTGAACCAATTCGCGCCAACACCTGATGCACTTGGCAAAGTAATCGTGCCAGCACCACCTTCCCACACAGACAACTGTGACTGAGCGTTTGCGCTCAGGGTAGAACTGGAGTAGTAACTGGTGATGGGTGTGATGGTGTTCAGCGTTGCGCCCAGAGCCTCTAAGCCATATCCAGCCAACTGTGAGGCGTTGGCGGATGACGTACCAGCACCCAACTGAACCTCAGTCCATGTACCGTTGACAGTTGAGTTGTTTGTCAGCCAAATGTAGTACGCAATCCCGGAGGCCACGGACACGATGGTGTTGCCAGAAGTGTCAGCCACCGTGAATGAGTTTGAACCCACGTTGCGCACGATGATGGCTTGGCCGGTCGACACCTGAGTAGCGGGGGGCAACTCCAAGAGCAAAGCATTGGCGGTGATTGTCTCAGCCGTGCCGATGGTTTGCGAGATGCTAATGGTGTATGTACCTGTGCCGCCAGAACCGCTTCCAAGGGCTGTAATGGTCGTTCCTGAAGCGATATTTGTTCCGGTGATCACTTGACCCACGGCAATCGTTCCAGAGGTCACAGAGGTCACAGTCAACGTCACGCCTGAGATTGTTCCGCGGAAAACCGCACCGCCGATGGTGGCAGTCACGTCAATGATGTTGGCCGAAACAACCGTGTTGTTGCCGTTGATGGGCCACGACAAGGGCGTGTTAGCGCTGATCGTCAGCGACTCGTAAGAGACTTGGCTCGGTGAAATTGTTTGGCCGGTAAACGGACTGATATATGTGGTCATGGTTTGCCTTAACTGTCAACAGCCACCGCAGAACGGTCGCCAACGCGGGATACGTCTTCGGTCTTGAGGGCGTTCAATGCTTCGGTAAACATCTGACTCCACAGAGCCAGTCGAGCATCGTTCTTCAAGAATGGGGCTGTTTGTTTCAATGTGCCAAACAGCATGGCATTGGGTGCATTCTGTGTGAGCCAGTTGGTTTGGTTGTTTGAGTCCAGCGGCTGGAGTCGGGTGTAGCACAAAGCTTCAAAACTGTATGCCGCATCAGGTGTAGGCGCCACGAACCAATGATCGTAGTCATAGTCGGCGTAATACAGCGGCTGTGCGGTTGCGCTCACCACGGGCCAGTAGTTGTTTAGGTATTCCAGTTTGCGCAGCAGCAAGGGCTGTTTGTTGCCAGAACCGTCCACCAGTGTCATGGACACAGTCTTGCGCCAACGTGCGGGCTTTTGGATAACTGCGCTACCAGCTTGGAGGGTTGAATCAACAACTTCCAGTTGGCCCAATGTTTTGATTTCTTGGGCGATCTCAAACTCAGCCAACGAGATGGCTGTGGGGATAAAGTTGACGACCGCTTGGTCTTGCCGCTCCAAGTACTGAAGGACAGTACTCGTTAGGGAATCATAGGTGAGGACAAAGCTTGGTGTGGTCATACCTTATTTTCCCATTAGGAGGTGAGAACAGCAAGCGCATGTTCTGCGTGTTTACGGCGTTCTTCAAGGCCAATTGTGCCACCATTGATGATCTTTGTGCATTTGATGAAGTCCCAAGCTTCCGCGGGGGCGTTCAACTTGTGCGTGTCCCAAAACCATCCAGCGGTCAGGGCTGCGTATTCTGGGGTGGCGATGAGTTCGGGGTGCATGACGAAGTCGAACCCGAGCGCTTGTCCCGCGTGATAATAATTTGCGTGGCCGGTAAGCTGAACGCATCCCCGCCCTCGAAAACGAAACCCGTCGCCAGAAGCTTCGTCACGGTTGCCCATTCGGTTTGCGTAAACCATGTTGGCAATTTTCTTGGGGTTTCCTGCATATTGATTGGCAATCTCTTGTGTGGGGAAGCGTTTATCCCAAAGCCGCATCAACGTAGCCGCTTTGTAGTTTAGGTTTTCTTCCAGAATCCTAAAGTTAGCGCACTCATGCCCACATTGCCCAATGAACATGGCTTGTTGCTTGGGCGTTGAGATGCTGAACCGCTCGAAGGTCTTGTTCAAGCCATCAACCCACGCGGGGCTGATACCCAGCTTTTGAAGTTGATCACTGTTTAACATTGACCTTGTCCTTTACTGCGTTATAGGTGTCGATGCAGGCGTTGAGGCGGGTGATGGCGAGGTCTCCGTCTGCTGCGATGGTGACAATATCTTTAAGAGCCTGTCGCTCAGATTCGGCTCCATCTTTTGTATCTCCTCCGGCAGATCCGGCATCTGTACTGGCTTGAACACTACAGGTGGAGGGGAAGCGCAACTCGCCAGAGTCAATGCGCTTAAAAGTATCAGTCTTTTTGGCTTGAATAGCATTGCTTGCCTTTCGGAGTGCAGCGGTCTTGTCTTTAAGGGTTTGTGCCAGTTCGGCTTCTTTTTCTCGAGCCTCGGCGTTCAATCGGTCGATCTCGGCTTTGTCTTCAGCCACACGGCGCTCATAGCCCTTGTGATCTGCGACGTAATAACCGCCACCCAGAGCCATTACCACGCCACCGATTTGCATCAGCAGGGCATAGGTGGCGATCACCGGCAGCAGTTTGGCGAAGTAACTGACCCCATACAAGGCCACGCCAGCGATCATGGCCGCGCAGGCGATGACGTAGAACAGATCACTGAAGAAGGTGAGGAACCAAGTCATTCTGCCTCCTTGGCGGCTGCGCGTTCATTGGCAATCTCTTCCCGTTCAGCAGGCAAGTGATCAGGCGGTGTCATCGGGGGTGGTGGCGCTCTCCACGATTCATCAAACTCAGGGTTCACAAACGTGGGCATGGCGCCAAAGGCAGGATCTACACGCTGTTGGAACATGGGCTGGCCAACTTGTCCCATGCAGGGTTGCATAACTGGTGTTGGATTAGTGGCCGCTTTAACCCCCGCCAAGGTGCCTGCAACGCCGCCAGCCACGCGTTTGCCCACGATGCCACCTATACCACCAACCAACAGCAAAACGATGTCGTTGAGCATCTTTGTGTAGGCTTGGTCGATTGGTGCCATGGCTTTGATCGGTTGCACGACAAAGGTGACCGAGTACAAAAGGCAGATAACGATGAAGAACAGAATACCCGTGATGGCAAGCACCACGATAGCCCAGATGCGGACTTCGATGTCTTCAGCGCTTAGGCGGTGATCCGGGTGGTTGCTGAACAGATTCAACTTGTTTCTCCAGAACTGGGGCGACTAAATAGTCGGGACACGTCTGCGTGAACAGACACCGAGGACGTTGGCACTCAGGGTCTTGGAAGTGATCAAAGTCCTGACAGGTATATCGATACCGGTCAGAGCAACCACTAAGTGCGATGATGATGAGCAGGCTTGGCAGCAGCTTTCGCATCTTGCACCTCTTGGAAGACGAAATACCCAAACACGGCTACAGCAACCAACAAAACAACCACCGCAATTGCGGTCATCAACTCTTCGAATTCTGCTTTTTTGGCCTTGGCTCGGTCTTCAGCAGCTTTCTCGGCAAACTTGTCAGCTTTGTCCATGCTGGCTGCACGGCTTTTAATGTTGTTCCAAACATCTACTTTTCCTGCTTGCATGAACAGAATTTGCAATTCAGCTTCAAACTGTTTGGATTGCTCCAGCGCCATTTCAAGTTGAATGGCTGTGCCCATGTTAGAGGCATTGCCAGAATCTTTAGCTTCTTTAATTGCTTGAACACCGTTGTTCTTGGCGTCGAAATACTTGCCCAACACAGGCCCAAGCGAGCCGACATCGTCGACCGTCTGACTCATCTTCTTGACGAGTTTTACGGCCGACTGTATCGCTGCGAGGGCTGAGATGGGATCAATCATTTCACACTCCTATGAGATGCTTCAGCAATTGTTCCAGATATTTAGGGCCAAACAATGACACCGCAATTAAGCAGTACAAGATGTACTCAATGCGCTGCATGCGCTTTGAGCCTTCGTCAAAACGCTTTTGGATGCCAGCATAGCGCTCCGCACAAACCGCCTCGTGAACGCTCAGTTGTTTGTCCGTCTTTGTGGCGAGTTCGTGCGTAGCTTCCATTACCCAAACCCCAGTTAAACTGGATCGGTCACCACCGCTGGTTCATCAGACACAGCAGAGGCGTTATCAGAAAGAACCTCCACAGCGGGTGCTTCACCAGAATCATCACCACCAGCATCAGCAGGAACGGCAGAATCATCGGCAGCGCTTGCCTCAGCAACTGGAGCATCAGGAACGGCGGCGGCAACTGGTTCAGCAGCCACAGTATCTGATCCAGTTCCGCTTGCATCTACAGGAGCCACCACAGCATCTTTTGGCTGCATGTCTTCGTACTTGGCTTTGACGAAGTCAAGGAAACGATGAACTTCATCATTCGCTTGGCTTCCGAATTCAGCAACATATTGGCGAATATCATTCAAAAATTGCATGGGTGGCTCCTAAAGGTTATGCCTCAGCGGGCTTAGGTGTAACGTCAGTCACTGAGGCGGCGGCTGTTTCGGCCAACGATTGCTTCAGCATGTTCAAAAACGAGTCACGACCAACCGAAAGTTGGTCGACGGAAAATTTGGCAGAGTTGACCTTTCGCTCCAGATCAGCAACGTGTTCAGTCATCACTTTTTGCTGGTCGGTGAAGGTGTCGTAGTCATACTCAACGCCGTCGATAACGATTTGGGGTTTTGTGTTGTTGCCCATTTCAGTTTTCCTTTTAAAGTGCCACCAAGATCGGGTGGTGGCTTCCCGTTAAATTACGACTGAACCCAAGGCAAGGGTGGTTGCGTAGTGGCGGGTGTAATCTGAGCAGCCAAGTTAGCGTTAATAGCAGCCTCAGTAGCTTCTTGGTTCACGCCGTTTTCCCAGCACCAGCCAACCACTTGGGCTTGGGTCAGGTCAGCGTAGGGGGTGAACGAGCCGCCAGCAGCAGGCTCAGGGAACGAGCAAGTGCCGTAAATGGAGTTGGTGAACGTCACAGGGGGTGTGGCAGTGTTTGCCTCAGTGCCCGTGCAGCGCCAGCCGCAGGTCAGAACGACCTCGCTGTAGCCGTTGATGGTTTGGGTGGATGCTTGGAGCCAATCTATGCTCCATTGGATTTGTGCTGACATGATTAGCCTTTCAGTTGATTAAGCAATGTTTGCCGCTTTGAGGCGGGAACGGAGGGATTGGATTTCTGCCCACATCACAGGGATAAGGGCGCTTGCATCCATTTGTTGATACACGGGGTTGCCATCTTTATCAACGGCATCTTTTTCACCAGTATGTGCGTAATCTGGTGTTTCGTGAGCGATGAACATTGGACGCTCTTGTGTAGCGCCTTTCATCTTGCCCATGTAAACAGGCACAGAATCAATCAATGCACCGCTGTCAACAACAGGGCCGCTAATGTCTTTGGCTCTGTAATCAGAAGTAGT